CGTTAATGCCTGAGATGCAAGACGTCTTTTGTTGCGCTGTAGGTTGTGATGCCCACACTGACGTTGAAGAATTATTCTTGCCTTTGGCAGAGTTTTCCGAATTCTTTGTTGAATGGGATTATTCCGGTTATGACGTTTCTATGTCTTTTCAAATTGGCGAAGCCGCAGCTTCAATAGCTCACGGCATTGCCGAGGCCTTGGGATACAATGATGCAGCTTTGGGGGTTCTTAAGGAACTTCTCAATGACTTGCTTTATCCCATGCTAGAAATAAATAATGATTTGGTCATGAAACCAGGAATGCAACCTTCTGGTAAATATGGAACCGCTGAAGATAACTCCCTTCGGGGATTGGTCATGCTTATGTATGCCTTTTATGCTATGGCACCAGATGCTTCCATGAATTTTTTTGATTATGTTAAACCACGAATTTATGGGGATGATCTTATGGCAGCAATTAAACAAGAAATTAAGAGCTGGTTTAATAATTTGACTTTTAAAGAATTTGCTAAAGAACATTTCAACATGGACATCACACCAGCTTGTAAAGGCAATCAGTTTACTGAGACCCTTTCTTTCGAAGAGGTGTCTTTTTTGCGGCGTAAGTTTGTAAATCGAAGAGACCAGTACTGGTTGGCTCCTTTAAACCTTAACTCAATGTATAAAATGCTTGAGTGGGTTATGCCGTCCGGCACTATCTCTGAAGAATTGCAAGTTTACCAAACCATAACGTCGTTCTTGTACGAGGCGTTTATGTACCTAGAAAAAGAAAATTACAATCTTGTTATGGCAGATTTGCTTCACTTCTTCAAGGAACAGTACAGGTTTTCTACGCAGAGTTTACCCCCTCTGCCTAGTTATACACATCTTGAACTTTCCATTTATGGGAAGATTCAATTTAAAAGGGGAACCATTTCTTTAGACGACTACATGATGAATAAGTTAATAGAAAATAAGACCTGCAGAAATGCAGAATACCTAGAAATCAAGACTGAATCAGGTGAGTACAAATTGGAAAACCTTAATGATGATACCGGTGGTTATTTCGATAGCCAAGGCGATACTTCTACAGATTTTTTGAATATCGGTCAAAAGGAGTCACTCCACATGGAGGACTTTTTGAGTCGACCCGTTGAGATA